CTGCACGCGCGGCTCGCTGTCATCGTAAGCGTCCGCATCTTCCTGCTTGGCGATTTCGCGTGCTTCGATGTTTTCGTTCATCATGCGCGCCACCCGCTCCACCGCGTCACCGGCAGGCGTGGGTCGGCGGTTCCAGGCAGATACAAGGTTCTCTTTTCGCCCGAACTCTACGCGGCTGCACGCCTGACAATCCTTGCAAACGATAACGTCACCGCCTGCATTGTTAGGCTCTTCTTCGCCAATCGTTATTCTTTGGGCCTCGCCACCACAGAACGGGCACGGCTTAAGGTCATGCTGGGTCATGTGTTTTGCTTTCAGGGGCGCAGCTTTTCGAGCTGCTGGGTGATCTTCGCGTACTCGTGCTGGAAGGCGGCGAGCTCGCGGGTGCGTTCGATGATGAGGTGCTCGATGACGCGGCTGCGCCGTGTCAGCCGCTGGCGCTTCAAGCGGCGCGCCCTGGTCATCTGCGCGGGAGAAATGGCGGGGTCGGCGGCCAGCTTGCGCGCCTCGCTGGCGCGCAGCAGGATGGGCTTGTACCAGGCGCGGGCCTCGTCGCGGGTGGGATAGGCGATGGCCATCAGTCGATCCCCAGCGCGTTCTTGTAGACGTCGAGGATCGCTTCCATTTCGCGGCGATCGTCGGGGTTCATCTTCCGCAAGCGGATGATCTGGCGCATGATCTTGGCGTCGTAGCCGGCGGCCTTGGCCTCGCTGAAGACGTCCTTGATGTCATCGCCGATGCCCTTCTTTTCTTCCTCGAGCCGCTCGATGCGTTCGACCAGGAGGCGCAGGCGTTCGTCGGTCTCTTCGGCGCCGCTGTTGTGGCCAGCGCCGCTCATGCCGCCACCTGCAGGCGCTTTTCGACCGATACGCACCAGTTCTGCAGAGCGGCCGCGACGCCCATGGTGCTGGTGGCGCTAATGCCATGGATGCGCGCGCGAGCGCCGTCGAAGCGGTCGGTGATGCGCGCGGACAGATCGGACTCGAGGGCCTGCGCGATCCTGGCGACAAGCGCCCGGTGAAGCGAGAACCATTCGCTGGTGCCTTGCCGATAGCGGGCGGTCGCATCGGCCTGCGCCTTTTCGAGCTCGGCGCGGATGCGCTGTGCGGTCTGCTTGACCTGGGCAGGGTTACGAAGCGGCGCGGTCATGCGGCGGCCTCGTCAGCGCGCTCGCGGTCGATCCGCTCGATTTCGGCGACGATCAAGGCCGCAGCTTTAATAAGATCGCGGCGAGGATCTGCCAGCTTCAGCCAGTGCAAGTCCCACGGCCAAAGCATTTGAGCGCCAAAATGATTAGGCCCGAACTGTTTGGCGTGTTCGCGATCGTGCTTCGGCAAGCTGGCGTACAGGGCATAAACGCTAGCAGCGCGGGGCAGTTCGCCGAACAAATGGCTGTCGTCATGCGCAGAGTTGAAGCCTTCGTGCTCGACCTGTCGCGCGCGCTCGTCGCGGATCTCGGCGAATATGTCGATCGTGGCTGGAATATGAATCACAGCAGCGGTCCTTTCTCGGCGGGGAAAAGGTGGGAGTAGTCGGGGTAGTCCGCGTCGCGCTCGAGGCGGCGGCGGGTGCCGGGCGGTATCCAGCGCTTGCGCGTGTCGTGCTGGCCGGGGCGGAAAATGAAAGCGCTGTAGGCCGTGGCGCTCGACGCGCTGCGGGGCTTGCCGGCCTCGTCAAGGTTGAACGGATCGGGGGCGCCGCTGCGGATCAGGCGGCCCTTGAGCATCACCACGCGTTCGCAGAACGTGACTTCGTACGTCGGCCGCGCGTGAGGGTGAAACAGGTCGCCGTAGCGTTCCCCGCCCTCGGCAAAGGCGGTGCGGGCGATCACGACGACGCCGCGCCGCGCCAGCGTCACCGCGCGCAGGACGAACTGCGCGCCGACGTTGAAGGGCGGGTTGATGAAGATCCAGTCTGGATCGTGCACCGGCAGCGGCGCGCTGCGATCGAGGAAGTCATAGATCCCGTGATCGAGCGAGTAGCGAAAGACGTCGGTGGCGTAGACCTGGGCGAAATACTCGCGCATCGGCCGCGCCATGTGGAGTTCGCCGCAGCACGGTTCCCATGCCCGCTGGACGTTGAGCGCTTCGCCCATTTCCTGTTCGAGGAATTCGCAGATCGAGCGCGTGGCCCAAGGCTGGGTGGGGAAATAGTCAAGGCTGTCGGGCGCCTCGATCCGGCGGGCCATGACGGCCGTGGAGCGGTTGGCGGCGGTCAATGATGCCTCCACGCGGTGGTGGCGATCGCGAAGACCGCGCAGGCGGTGAAGAACAGGAAGGCGGCGGCGAGGCGAACGACGATGCGGTCGCCGGGGGTCATGGCGGCAAGCGCGTCGTCGATCGGCATGGGCGCGTCGGGCCAGTCCACCGGGTAATCCTCGGTGTAGGCGGGGTCGTCGGGCAGCGGGGTAACGTCGCGGCCGAGGGTGCGCATGTAGGCGTCAAGGTCGGGGTGCCGGTCCATCATGCCTGCCCCCGCCCTGCCAGCCACTGCTGGATCATCCCGTCGGCCTGTGCGCCCTGAATCGCTTCAAGATGATCGGCCGCGCGGATCAGCTGCTGCGCAAACTGGCGTGCGCCCTGCGGGGTGTGGTCGACGAACAGTGCTGCTCGATCGGCCATCAGGACGAGGCGGACGTTGGCGCCGTTGGTGGCGATCGCCAAGTGCCGGCTCGGGCAGATGTCGACGCCATGGAACTGGCTGCACGTCTGCTGAAAAGGGGCGATATCGGCATCTGGTTCCTGATAGACCAGCTGCGGCTTTTCCTCAGACATGGCTATTTCCCCTCCGGTATGTCCGCGTCGATGCGGTCGATCAGGGCCAGGCACAGGGCGGCGAGCGTGACCGCATGCGCGCGCACCAGGTGTGGCCGGTTAAATTGCGTGTATTCGGTGACGGCGATGCCCTGCCGCGCCAGCTGGCGGGCGAAGTGGGCGAGGCTGCGGCCGCGGTCCTTTTCCGGGGTGTGGCCGCAGTCGAAAATGTGGCGGTGGCGTTCGGCCATGACCGCTTCCATGGCGGCGACCCGGACATAGCGGGCCGGCGGTTCTGCCGGGGCGGCGGGTTCGACCCGCGAAGGCGGTCCGTCCGCCCCGGCAGCTTCCCCTCCATGCTCCGAAGGGCTTTTGGCCGAAGGGCTTGCGGTGCGACTGTTGCATGAAGGGGGAAGCTCAACCATGGGAAAGCCTCTCGATTTCAGGGGTGTGCGTCGGCCTCGGCCGACAGGGTGCCGCCCCGCTGAACCCATGCCTCGGACGCGACCACGGCGACGTTGCACAGCAGCTGCATGACAAGGACGAGGCCCATAATCAGGACGATGCCGGGCAGGCGGGCGCCCGCGATGATCGCGCGATCGGCGAGGATCAGGAGGCGGCGAGTCATAGCTGAACCGTCATTTTCTCGATCGTGGCGCCGCACTTGGCGCCAACGTCAAGCAAGGCCTCGGTGGCGAGTTCGATGCGGCCCCGCAGGACGCCCAAGGCCACGCCCATGGCCGTCGTCCCGACCGCCCCGTTGGGGTGGCTGAACGATATGCGCATCAGGGTCTCGATGGCTTGGTCTGCAGCGTGCACCGCAATGTCGGCGATCTCGGGCACAAACTGCGGAGGGATCGCCTTGCCGGCGAGGGCTGCGCGGATGCTGGCGCGCGCGCTGTCATCGCTCATGCCACCCCCCTCATGTCACGGCCGCCGACCAGGCGCAGGTGGCGGGCGGCGTCGTCCATCGACGCGGCGGCGTCGGCGCGGGCCTTGCGGTCGACCAGGGCGGCGCCGTCAGGGGGAAGAAACCCCTCGATCCACGCCTCGACGCCGGCGCGAACCCATGTCGAGCGCGCGGTAACGTCGGCGGACAGGGCGCCGCCCTTGGTCATGGCGGGCAGCGGATGGGGAAAATCGTGGTGCGCGATCAGCTGGCGCACATAAGCGATCATGCGCCGATCGCTGTAGCCATGCTGGCCGAGCTCGCGGCGAATGAACCAGAGGGTGCAGGTGGTATCGCCGGGATCGTCTGCCGGCTTGGGGGAGCGTAAAGGCATGGGAGAGGCCTCCGTGGTGGGTAACGGGGCCATATGTGTTAGCGTTGCGCTAACATGTCAATGGAAATCTGTAAGCGTTACGCTAACTCTGCAACCTCTTAGATTGTCCCTAAGGTCGAGAATACGTAACTCAGGCACCATGCAAACGCTATCGCAGCTACCACGAAGGCAGCTGCGATCCAGTTCGTTCGGTGGGCCGGCGACATGTTTGGCGCCATCCAATTGATCGCGCGGACAATGCCGACTGGCATGGCAATGGCGGCGGCTATCAAGAGCAGTGCCTCCAAGAAAGGCGCCGCCGTTTGCATTGCGTCGTTCAGGCCCTGCGCTTTTGCGGTGTTTCCGCTTCGAGCGGAGCGGGGAGCAGGACGTCGATCATCTGTTTCACCTGGGCGCGTTTGTCTTCGGCAGCTGCGCGCAGTCGATCGATGATTTCACGCTCCTCGGCCGATAACGCTTCGGCGTTTTCATCCCTGGGAAGCAAGTCTGCTGACGTTACGCCGAGCGCCGCAGAGATCCGGCGCATGTAGTCCTGGGTAAGCGTCATCTTGCCAGTTTCGAGGTCGCTGATGGTCGGCTTTGACGTGCCAATGCGATCTGCCAGCGCTTGCTGGGACATGCGCGGCACAGCTGCCATGCGCAATTCTCGGATGCGGTTAGGTAAATCTGACACCCGCACAAAATGATAGATTTCCGCTGACATGATAAGACGACTATCCTCTAACGCGGGCTTGTCAATTCGTTAGCGTTTCGCTAACCTCCCGACATGGGACATACAGTCGCAGAGCACCCCTTAAAAAAGTGGCGTAAATCCAAGGGTTACACTTTGGAACAAGCCGCCAAAATGGTGGGGACATCGCGCCCGGTCTGGTACGACTGGGAGCGTGGCCGTCGCCGGCCTAGCGCCATGTTCATGCCGAAGTTGCGTGATCTGACCGGCATATCCGCAGATATTTTCTACAGCGACGCGGCCTAGCGCCATGGCGGGGGGCGGATCAGCACCGGCAGTCGCAGTCGCCAGCAAGCGCCCGGGCGAACCCTGGGGCGTTTGCGTGATCCGCGGCGGCTTCGCACTCACACATGTGACGGCGGCCGAGGCACGCGCGCTGGCCGAGCAGCTGCTGGCGGCGGCGACAGTGGCCGAGGGCCGGCACGCCAGTCAGACGCCGTCGCGACTTGACGATTTCAAGGCCTATATCGCCGAGCAGCCGCGCGCCACCGGTGTCTCAAGTCAGCTGATGTGGGGCGATGCCGGGGCGCTGCGCGCGCGATGTGCCGAAGCACTGAAGCCGTTCATTGCGCCACAGGCGGGATTGCTGCTTCGTGGCGGCGTGGTGCGTGACGGATCGGTCAGGGCGTATCTGGCGCACCTTGAGCAAGGTGGCGTGCTGTCACCTGAAGCGCGGCAGCCAGTTCCATGGCGCCGGGGTGTTCTTCGGCATCGAGACGCCGTGTCAGTCGCGAGAAATGTCGCGCAAGGCTTGATGCGGTTTGCGGCAAGAGCAGCCCGTGGCGGTGCAGTTCGCCTGCAAGCGTGGCGCAAATGAGCATGGTTTCGACATTCAGGTCGAACAGCAGGTGCTGTGCGTTCAAGTCGTCGTCGTTCGGCGATGCCGTCATGCCTTCCTCCCGTCGATTCGGCGCAGGCACTGTAGCATGACGCCCAAGACGGTCGCCGAAATCGAACAGGATCTGCGCGACAACGTGCTGTCGGTGGCGCGTCAGTGCCTGCCGGGCGGGCGCGAGGAAGGGAACTACGTCACGGCCGGCGACTTGCAGGGCGGCCCCGGCGGCTCGCTGGTGGTGTACCTGCGCGGTGCCAAGCAGGGCCTGTGGCGGGATTATGCCGCCGACGTCGGCGGCGACATGCTCGACCTGATCCAGCAGACGCAGGGGCTGGCCGGCAAGGGCGCGGCAGTGGCGCTGGCGAAAGAGTGGCTGGGCATCGACGATGGCTGGGCTGGGCGCGTCACCACGATCAGCCCGGAAGAGCGCGCGGCGCGCGCGCGGCATCTGGCGGCGCTGAAGGCGCGGCGCGACCGGGAGATGACCGAGGCGCGGGCCAAGGCGATCAAGCAGGCGCGCGGGATCTACCTCAACCGTAATGCCCTCCCGATCGCGGGCACGCCGGCAGAGACCTATTTGCTGGGCCGTGGCCGCCTGCCCAACGCGGAAGGCGCATGGCCCGGGGCGCTGCGGTTCTGCGCGGAGGTCTATCAGAAGGACACGAAGCGCAAGGAGCCGGCGATGCTGGCGCCGGTGTATCTGCCGAACGGCGAGCTCGTCGCGTGTCATCGCACCTATCTGCAGCCCTGCGCGCGGCGCGGGTGGACGAAGCTGGACGTGCCCAAGCCCAAGCTGGTGCTGGGCAAGGCATGGGGCGGGTTCATCCCGATCAGCAAGGGCGCCAGCGGCAAGAGCATGGCGAAGATGACGGCCGAGGAGGCCGTCTACATGGCCGAGGGCATCGAGAAGTGCCTCGCGATCCGGGAAATCCGGCCGGAGTATCGGGTGGTGGCCGGGGTTTCGCTCGGCAACATGGGGGCGATTGTCTTCCCGCCGCACGTGCGCCGCCTGGTGATCGTGGCGGACCGTGATGAAAACGACAGCGCGGTGTCCGCGCTCGAGCGCGCGATCGCGCAGCAGCAGTCGCGGATCGAGGATGTGCGCCTCGTGTTTCCGCCGGCGCCTTTCAAGGATTTCGACGAATGGGTGGATGCAGGGCGGGCGCAGATCCGCGCCGATCACGCGGCGTGAGCGCGGGCATGTTCTTTCGTGCGAGCGCGCGGCGGGCGGCGGTGCTGCCGCCGTTGTGGCTGGGGCGCGACCGCGTGCGCATGACGGGCGGCGCGATCGGCGGCCCGATCGGCGGCGGCATGAAGGATGGCGCCCCGGATTTTCCAGATTTCGAGCTCCCCGTGGTGGGGATCAAGACGGCCGACGCCAGGAGCGGCCGCGAAGGGTCGGCAGCGGCAGTAACCAGCGGGTCCACCACGGGGCCTCTCGGGGCATGCGAACCTGCGAATGCCGATCAATCCTGGACACAATCCCAAGCGAAAGCGCGTGGGGAAGCGCAGGGGGGGCGGCGCGATGCTGCCTGCGCAGAGCGCGCGAGTAGGCCCGGTCGGGGGCGGTCCCGGCCTGCAACGTCTGAGACGATGGACGTGACGGCGGGAGAGACCGCACCACCTTTGCCATTGCCTGCCGAGCCTGACCCCGGCGCGGCAGGCAAGCCCGAGCCGGCCGCGCCCTGTCTCCCGTCCACGGGGCGGCCGGTTCGGGCACCCCAGCCCGATTGGGCGCGCGTGGCAGCAGCTGCGCGTGCGCGGACGCTCGGCCCCGCGCCCAAGCGCGCACCGACGCGCCATGCGCTCGATCGAGGGCCTTGCCCGCGATGCGGCATCCCGGGATCGCGGGGATGCGACCACCAGCTGCCGTTCGATGAGGCGCTGCTGTGAGCGCGCTGCCGCACGACGACGATCCGCTGTCGGTGATGGGCGCGGCGCTGGATCATCCCACGCCGGCGCCGGCGCTGGTCGAGCAGGGCGAGCGCGTTGCCGATCGGGCCGAAGACGACGACGGCGAGGACAATTTCCGGCCGTTTCCGCTGGACTGCCCGGTGAAGCCGCTGGGGATGGAAAGCGGGCTAGATGGGACGCAGCGCTGCTATTACCTGAACGTGCTGGGCGAAATCGTCGGCCTGGAAGCCGGGAACAAGCACGGCAAGAACCACCTCGTCGCGCTGTTCGGGCACAAGTCGCGGTTTCTGGAAAACGAATGGCCGATGTGGTCCAAGCCGGTGCGCGAGCAAGACCCGAACACGCGCCAGTGGATCGTGACCGTGCCAAGCAAGGTGGTCGGGTTCGACCAGGCCGCCGCCTCGCGCGCGATGATCGAGCAGTGCACGCGCGAAGGGATCTTCAATCCGGTCGGCCGTCTGCGCGGCCGCGGGGCGCATGCGCTGACGGGTGGCGGGCTGCTGATCCATGTGGGCGATGAAGTCGGCACCTTGCGGGTGCGTGCGAACGGGACGCTTGCGGACCTGGAATGGCGTGAGACGGGCTTGCACAAGCCCTACGTCTATCCCGCCTCGATGCCGCTGCCCCGGCCCTGGCCCTCGTCCGTCGGCATCAAGGTGGCGTCGGATCTGTCGAAGCTGCTGCAGACGTGGAACTGGAAAAGACCCGAACTGGACCCGGTGCTGCTGCTGGGCGCGATCGGGCAGGGCTTTGTCGGCGGTGCGCTGGCATGGCGATCGAACGTGTGGATTACGGGCGGGGCAGGCAGCGGCAAGTCGAGCCTGAACGGTCGACCGCAGGACGGGCTGGGCCAAGGCATCATCGCGCAGATCTTCGGCGAGGCGCTGTTCCGCACGGCCGACACGAGCGCGGCGGCGATCCGGCAGATGCTGAAGAACAGCACCGTGCCGGTCATGATCGACGAGGCGGAGTCCGAAGCGGACAACACCCGCATCATGGAAGTGATCAAGCTGGCGCGCGTGGCATCGAGCGGGGATTCGATCCATCGCGGCGGGTCGGATCACAGTGCCCGCGAATTCACGATGCAGTCACCGTTCTGGTTCTCGTCGATCAACATTCCGCCGCTGGAAACGAGCGATCGAAGCCGCCTCGCCATCCTTGAGCTCAGGCCGTTCAGGCCGGGCACGGAGAAGCCGAACTTCGGGGAGTTCAATTTCCCCGACATAGGCCGCAAGCTGTTCCGGCGGATGATCGATGCGTGGCCCTGGCTGCACGAGGCGGTGGGCGTGTTCCACAAGCTGTTGTCGGAAGCCGGGCATAGCCAGCGGGCCTGCGACCAGTTCGCCACGCTGCTGGGCTGTGCCTGGGCGCTGTTGAACGACGAGGCGCCTGCAGAGGACGAGGCCTGCGACTGGACGTCGCTGTGCCGGCCGGAGCGGCTTGCCGAAGTCTCGGACTCGCTGAGCGACGAAGAAATGTGCGTCAACCAGATGATGACCGAACTGGTTCAACCGCGCGGGCGCGACAGCCGCGAGACGGTGTCGTCGCTGCTGGAGCGCTGGGTGCGTGCCAAGGTCGCCGGGCAGACCGACGTGCTGGGCACAGAGCGGGATCTGTACCTGGAGCAGCTGGGCCTGAAGGTGGTCAACCCGCGCATGACGGAGTCGGGGCGGTGGGGCGCTGAGTCCTTCATGCCGCATGCGGCGCCGGGCTATCTCGCGGTGGCCTATCGGCACAAGGCTCTCGACCAGATCTTCGCGCAGAGCCGCTGGCAGGGCGGTGTATGGCGTCAGACGCTGTCGCGCATCACTGGCGCCATCGACGGGGTCAAGGTGAGCTTCAGCGGGCACAAGATCAACGCTGTCCTGGTGCCGCTCCATGCCTTGCTCGATGCCGATCCGCTGCCGGCGGTAAGCCGGGCCGAGGAAGCGCGCGCCTGGTTCGAGACGATGATCCAAGGGCGGCGGGCATGATGCCCGCACCCCGGCCCGGGCAGGAACGGACAGCGCTGGCGACCGTCGGCCAAGGCCAATGCGCAGCATTTTCGACCAGCTGCAGCGCCGCAAAAAGCAAGGAAAGTGGGTCTGAAAAACCGGGCCTGCTTTCGCGTGTCAAGCCATGTGGAAAAGATGCGCAGCGCGGCGTCGTGGCGCCTGCGCGCGATTGCAGCAATGGCGCCGGCCACGGCGCCGTTGCGGTGCGCAATCGCCTGCATTTCAGCCACATAGCGCGGGGCTCGATGCTTGGCCTGGCGTGGCGGTTGGCGCCGACGTGCGGCCGCAGCGGCGCCGCCGGCGACGCGGAGCGCGGCCGCTCGCTCTGTCACTCCCGCGCTGGGTTGCGTCACCCTGGCCCGTCACGCAACGCAGCATCCTTGGCTTTGCCCTTGCCCCGGCCCGTTTGGCATGTCAGGAAGTTGGCGCGCCAGCTTGCCGGGCAATGTGGGTCCGGGGTGGCAGTTCTGGCTGGAACTGCACGGGAACTGGGCCAGTACCATAAAATAGTTGTTTGTGAGTGCCTTAGCCAGAGTTCTGGCAGTTCCAAGGCCGATCCCTCGCGTCATGCGCGTGGGCGCGCGCGTATGCGCACCCCTACGCGCGTATACGCGAGGGGCCTCAATTTCTGGAACTCACATGCCATTATCCTTATAAATCATGAGTTTAAGGGTTCTGTAGAGGGTTCTGTAAGGGTTCTGGGCGGTTCTGGCCAGAACTGCGCCCGATCCGGGGTGCTGATTGGCCGCCGCGCGCGGCTCGAACCGAATATTCTGGCCGGCGGAAATGCGGCGCGGCCGTCCAGCTGCTGCCGCTCGAGCAGAGCGGGCTGCATCTGGGGTGTGATGCGGGGGCTGGGCGGCGAAAGTTTCCGGGTTTTCGGCCTGGCGGCCGGTGACCTGGGCGCGGCGCCGATCGGCGGGCGAAATGGCGGATTTCTGCGGTTTCCGGCGCATCGATCGGCGCAGGTTGGAACGATGATGTTGGAAGGATTGGCCTATCATGCTGGAAAGGCTGCGCTTTCTGGCTTGGCGCCTAAGCCTGTCAGGCTGACGGCCGCGACCCCCCGGGGGGGTGCATCGGCCGCGCGGGGGGGTGGGCGCCCCCAAGCGCGCGCGCGCTCCCCTCGCTCGCTGGCGCACCACGTGAACCGAATTTGGATCGGCGTTTCGGCCTGCGCGCCTTCTCCGAACCATGCCTTGCGCGGTGGGGCGGCCGGAAACTGGCGCCCGACCGTCGGGTCGGGGTGTGGGCGGCGGCCGATGATGGGGAACCGCGGCGGGGCCGGGGGAGTGGCGGCGGCCCTGAATCGCTGCGGTTTAGTGACGATGAATCGGGGGCGCTGACATGTCAAACGGGCAACGCGATGCGGGCGGTGGAAAAGTCGAGGCGACGGCGCTGCTTGAGCAAAGCAAGGCGCTGGTTGAGCAGGCGGCCGCCGAGGAAGACCAGCTGTCGATGCTGGACCCCGTGACGCCGGAGGAAATGGCGGTGGCGCAAGAGCAGCTGGGCCCGCGCGCAAAGCGCCTGGCTGTGCTGCAGAAAGCCCGCGCGAACCGGCGGGGGCGGCCCAAGGGGGTCAAGAACCGTCGCAATGAGGACTTTCGCCGGTTCATCCTGGGCTTCGGGCAAGATCCCGCGATCACGCTGATGCAGATCCAGGCCTCCGACCCGGAAATGCTGGTCGAGCGGTCGGCATCGATGGACCCGATCAAAAAACGCATGTCGTATTCCGAGGCGCAGTCGCTGCGCATTCGGTGCGCCGAGGCGCTGATGCCGTTCATCCACTCGAAGCAGCCGGTTGCGGTGGACATGAATTTCACCGGGCTGTCGGATTTGGTGATCGCTGGCGTCACTCACAGCGAGGCGGATGTGCAGGATATTCTCGACGCCGATTTCTTGCCGCTGGATGATGACATGGGTGGCGATCGATGAGCAGGCTCAAGCGGACGTTGATTTCGCCGGGCCCGGTGGCCGACGCGTTCATGCAGAGCCGCGCGTTCATCTGCGGGATCATCGGCCCGGTGGGCAGCGGGAAGACTATGGCTGCATTGCAGAAGGGGCTGCGCCTCGCCGCGCAGCAGGGCGGCGTGCGCGATGCAAACGGGATCGTCTGGCGCAAGGCGCGCATCGGGATCATCCGCGAAAGCTATCCCTCGATCGAATCCACCATCCTCAAGTCGTGGTTTCAAATCATGCCCAAGGATGACGGGTTCAGTATGCGTGCGCCTTACACGCATCGGTTTCGCAAGGTTTTGCGCCGCGATGCGGATCGCCACCCATGCGATATTCTGGATTGCGAATACGAGTTTCGCGCGATCGGCGACCAGTCGGTGGAAGAAGCGTGCCGTGGCTGGGAAGTGAACGGTGTTCTGGTCGATGAGGCCGACATTCAGCCCGAAGCGCTGGTGCCATTTCTGACCGGCCGCGTCGGCCGCTTTTCGGATCTGAACGCGTCGACGGTCTATGACCCGCAGATCATCCTGTCGCTCAACATGCCGGATATCGAGAACCATATCTACCGGCTTCTGATGACGCAGGACGGTGGCGATTTCCTGGCCGAAGACGACAAGGCCGAGCTTGCCAAGGTGCTGGGCGAGCGGCCGCTGATCGAATGTTTCGTTCAGCCCGGAGGGCGTGAGCCCGATGCGGAAAATATCCACAACCTGCCGGGTGGCCGTGGGTATTATGTGCTGCAGGTGGCCGCGAACCGGCACAAGCCCGGGTACGTCGATCGCATGGTCGACAACAAGCCGGTGCCGATCATGTTCGGCATGCCGGTCAATGCCGAGTTCGTGCACCGCGTGCATGTGGTGAAAGCCGGCACGATCAAGTGGGATCGTCGGCACAAGCTGATCGTGGGGATCGACCAGGGCCTGTTCGCGGCGGCGGCGATCTGCCAGCGGAACGCCTATGGGCAGCTGCGCACGCTGGGCGAGGTGGTTAACCTGGCGCCGGGCGGAAAGACCCTGCTGAAGGTCGGGCCAACGGCCTTCGGGCAAAAACTCCGCGCGTACCTGATGGAGCATTTCCCGGGCATCCGGCCGGACGAGATCCGGTGTGTGGGCGACCCGGCAATGTTCGCCGCGACCGATCGCGAGGACGATGAGCAGGACTGGCGCCTCGCATGCCAGAAGGCGCTGGGGTTCCGTATCCACCGCGCCAAGAGCAACCGGCAGGGCCTGCGCAACGAGGCGATCTGGCGCGCGCACAAAGAGCGCGACGGGTACATGATCGATGAGCGCTGCAGCCACCTGATCAAGGCGCACAGTGGCGGTTATCGCTACGCCAAAGCCGAGTTGGGCACCGGCGAAACGCGCGGCCACCTCGATATCGCCGACACGATCTACACGCACGTGGCCGACGCCGAGCAGTACGCGGCGCTCGAAGGCGAGAACGTCATACAAGAAATCCGCGGCACCGAACGCAGGGGGCCGCCGATCCAGATCCAGTCGGACTGGGACATCTACAGCTAGGAAGGGGAAAGACTATGCAGGCAGTAGCACCAGCGCTGGCCGTCGTGGGCATCGGCTCCGCAATCGCATCGATCGCCGCGCCCGGCCCGAAGGCGCAGGCCATGCCGGTTCCGATCACGCGCGACGATGCCAGCAGCATGATCGATGCGAACGACAAGCTGGCGCAGCGGCGCGGCGGGGCCAGCGATATCCTCAACGGCGACAGCGGTTTCGCGCGTGCGCTGCCCACGCCCAAGGCGACCCTTGGGTCTTAAAAAGAGGACCAACATGAGCGAGAAAATCAACCTGTTCGACCACGTGCTGGCCAATCCGGTCACGCTGGTGGCGATCGTCAAGGGGAAGCCGAACCCGCGCGTGCTGACGGTGGAGGCCAAGCCGGAGGACTGGCACGGCGGGCACCCGATCGGCGCCGTACTGATGAAGCCGGTCGACCTCGACTGCACGCGGTTCAAGCAACCGGTGATGATCGAGGGGTGGCAGCTGCGCGATGGGGATCGCGTGCTGGGGACCGAGCCGCTGGTCACGCCGATCCGCCTCGAGCCGGAAGTGACCATGCGTCTCGACCGGCACGCCGTCGTGCGCCGGCCGTAACCAGCAAACCGGGAAGGGGAAGATATGGCCGACGTGCGAGACGAAGTGCAGGTGCTGCTGAAGCGGCACAACGAGTTGGTGACCGAGCGCGCGCCGCGCGAGGCGCTGTGGCGCGAATGCGAACGCTGGGTCGATCCCGAGCAACAGGGCGGGTTCTTTCGCCGGCAGCCGGGTGGGCAGCGCGACGGCCATATCACCGAGAACACCGCGCAGATGGGGCTTGAGGCGTTCGTCGCGGCGATGGATGCGATGCTGATGCCCGAGGGCGAGCAGGTCACTCTGCTGAAGACCAGTGACGCGGCGCTGAACGATGTGCCGGCGGTGCAGCGCTGGCTGCAGCATGCCAGCGATCGGCTGCATGCCTGCCGCAATGCATCGCACACCGGTTTCCAGTCGGCGAGCGCGCTGCGGTGGCGGATGCTGGGCATCTATGGCTGGGGCGGCATGTGGATCGACGAATGGGTCGGGCGCGGTCTGTTCTACCAGACCCCGCATCCCAGCGAGCTTTACATCGACAACGACTTTCGCGGGCGCATCGATACCGTGCACCGCCGGCGCGAGGTGAAGGCGCGGCAGCTGGCGCAGATGTTTCACGACGACGTGTTGCCTGAGAAGGTCAAGCAGGCCCTGGCCGACAAAAAGCCGGACCAGCCCTTTACGCTGGTGCACATCATCCGGCCGAACACGGCGCACGAGCCCGGCAGGCTCGACAGCAAGCGCTTTCCGATCCAGTCGATCTACCTGCTGGAAGAGACGCGCGATCTGCTGGCAGTCGGCGGGTATTACTCGCACCCGTTGCCCGTATCGCGGTATATCCTGTCACCGCACGACGCCTATGGCGTCGGGCCAAGCGGCAAGGTGATCGGCACGATCCGCCAGCTTAACATCATGGCGAAGGACACGATCAAGGCGATGCACCTGGCAATGCAGCCGCCGGTGCTGATGCCGAGTGACGGAACGATCACGCGCATGGCCATGACCCCGGGCGCGCCGATCCCGGGCGGCATGGACAACGGCAAGCCGCAGATCGCGCCGTTCCTGGCGGGCAACAACGCGGCCTATGCCAAGGAATCGTTCGTCGACGCGCGCAACACGGTCAACATGGCGTTCCTGGTGCACGTGTTCGCGATCATGCAGGAGCCGATCGACCGGCAGACGGCGACCGAATACCTTGGCCGGAAGCGTGAAGCGATGCTGCTGCAGGCGCCGAACGCCGGCCGCCAGATCGGGGAAGCGCTGGTGCCGCAGTGCGAGCGCGAGCTCGATATCCTGATGCGCGCGCGCCAGATCGCGCCGATGCCGCCGGAAATGCGCGAGGCGGGCGCCGGGCTGCTGATCGAGTGCGACAATCCGCTGACGCGGGCGGCGAAGTCGGCCGATGCCCATAATTTCATGGGCGCGCTGCAGATGCTGGAGCCGATGGCGCAAATCGATCCCTCGATCTTCGACGTGATCGATACGGACGCGGCGCCGCGCGGCCTGATGCAGGCCATGGGCGTGCGCGCTGACTGGCTGCGCGATGCCGACCAGGTCGCGGCGCTGCGGCAGGAAAAGGCGCAGGCGCAGCAGGGTGCAAGCGTGGTCGAGGCCGCGCCGGATATGACGCAGGCCATGCTCAACATGGCGAAGGCGCGGCAAATCGCGCTGGGCGGAGGCGCGTGATGGGCGGCCTCAACCGCCGGGCGATGCTGGCGATCGCGCGCATCAAAGCGCGATCGTTTCGCGTGGTGTTCGACACCGAAGGCGAGAACGGCCGCGAGGTGGGCCACGTGCTGGCCGCGCTGCGCGCATTCACCATGGCGCAGACGCCGGCAGTCGGCGCGACGCCGGAGGAAACCTATCGGCTGAACGGCCGCCGCGACGTGTGGCTGTTCATCCAGGACAAGCTGAATTTCAACGATCGGCAGATTGCCGAATTTGTGGAGGCGGAAGATGAGTATTTCGGGGACTGAGGGCGGCGCCGGGGACCAGGGCGCAGCTGCAGCGGCGGGTGGCGGTGGCCAGTCTGGCGGGGCATCGGCCCTGCTGGACAGCGGTGCGGCCACGCCGGCGGCGCCGGCAGGCGATGCAGGCGCGGCAACTGCGGCACCTGCCGCGCCGGCCAGCGCGCCGGCGGCCAGCGAGCCGGCGGAGTGGATGCGCAGCATCACCACGGACAGCGAAGCGCTGGGCTGGCTGGCGAACAAGAACTTCAAGACGCCGGGCGACATGGTCGATGCGTTCCGGCAGACCGAGCGGGCTTTCCACACGGCGATCCCGGGGGAGAACGATCCGGCCGAGCGGTGGGAGCAGTTCTACAAGCGGATCGGTCGACCGGAATCGCCCGACGGATATCAGGTCAGCGCGCCGGACGGGTACGAGACGAACCCCGAGTTCACCGGCCGCTTTCGCGATACCGCGCACAAGATGGGCCTGACCTCCAAGCAGGCCGCCGGCATGGTCGAGTGGTACAACGCCGAGGCGCTGGCCACGCTGCAGCAGGAAGCGAATTCGCAGCGTGAGCAGCAGCAGGCCCTGCGCAGTGAATGGGGCGCCGATTTCGGCAAGAACATCGAGATCGCGCGGCGCGGCATGCAAGTGCTGGGCGTCGACAATGCGACGCTCGACGGCATCGGGCGCGGTATCGGGGTGGACCAGGCGCTGAAACTGATGGCGAAGCTGGGCACGATGACCAGCGAGGACGTGTTGCGCAGCGGCGGCAGCACGCCGGGCTTCACCGTGTCCGAGGAGTCGGCGCAGGCTGCGCTGGATACATTCCAGGGCGATCGCGAGAAGACCGCCAAGCTGCGCGCCGGTGATCCGACGGTCAAGGCCGAATACGACCGCCTGCTGCAGGCCGTTGCAGCGGCAAAGGACGCAAAGAAGGCGCGCGCCTGATATTGCCACTTGACGCCCGCCTTTCCCGTTTGGGATAAGGCGGGCCTTCGCCGGACTAGCCCCGCTGATGCGCGGCCCTGGCAGCGATGGCCCCGATACGGCCCGCCCAAGCGAGCGATATCGCCAGAAATGGCCCCGTGGCATGCGGACTAGCCTTTCGATCGATGCTCATCCATCTTTCGGAGGCTGCCGTGGTTGATCAGGTCAACACCACCGCCATTGTCACGTACCAATCCAACATGAAGCTGGCCCTTCAGCCGAAGGGTGGCGAACTTATCGGCACTTGCCTCGAGGGCGACCTCTCGGGCGAACTGGCCGAGATCGACGACTATTTCGGCGCGGCCGACACGCAGACGGTGCGCGAGCGCCATGTGCCGATCACGCCGAGCGATGCCCCGCAGGACCGCCTGTGGCTGGCGAAGCCCGACCCCGACTATTACGATCGCCTGGTCAACAAGCAGGACCAGCTGATGGCCGGCGTCCAGCTGCAGGGCGGTTACGTCATGCAGGGCGCGGCCGCGATCCGGCGCTACTGGAACCGCCAGTGGCTGAACGGCTTTTTCGGCACGCGCCAGACCGGCAAGAAGGGTACGATCGTGACCGCCTTCCCGAGCGGGCAGGTCGTTCCCTATACCACCGGCTTCCCGGCCGGCGGCGGCGGCAGCAACCGCATGTGCGTGGAGAAGTTCTTCGCGGCACGCGAGGTGCTCGGCCTGTCGAACGCCGACTTCACCGAGGAAGAAGCGTACATCAACCTGACGCCCAAGCAGATCACTGACCTGCTGCGCGAGGTTCAGATCACCAGCAACGAATTCACGTCGCTGGGCGGGATGATGAGCCCCGATGGCAAGCGCCTGCTGCGCTTCCTCGGGTTCAACATCATCGAGATGAACCTGGCCGATGCCATGTACGCGACGAAGGCGCCGACCACCGAAGTGGTCAGCGGCACCACCGTGCGCAAGAACGCGTTCTGGCTCAAGAGCGGGGTCTATACCGGCTACTGGGAACGGCTGTTCACCAACATCACGATCCGCGAAGACCTGCACTACGAGACGCAGGTCTATGCGCGCAGCGCGATGGCGGCGACGCGCACGCAGGACGGCCTTTCGGGCTACATCCAGAACTACGAGGGCTGATCGGCGCCGGCGCGGCCGGTGGCCGCGTCGTCCCGGTTTCCTTCCACCAGGAGTGAAACGACATGGCGAAGGGTTACTCGCTTCAGGCGCTGGGGGTGTTCGACGGCGCGGTGCCGCTGGCCATCCCGGATGGCGCAATCGTGGGCTCGCGCCTACGCCGCAATTCGATTTTCCTTACCGGCGCGTCGCTGGTCGCGCAGGGCGTGGGGGCGGTCAATGACACTATCGTGCTCTACGAATTCCCGGCGTTCTCGCTGTTCGATTCGATCACCTTCCAGACCGATACCGTCTTCACCGGCGCGACGATCCAGCTGGGCGTGGCCGGCAATGCCACGAAGTACGGATCGATCGCCGCCGCTGCGGCGAATACGCTCTACACCCTGCGCCCGGTGGCGGCCCGCATGGCCGGCCAGTTCACGGCGCCGGAACTGCTCATCGCCACGATCACGGGGGCGGCGCTCCCGGCGGCGTTCAACGCCGAAATCGCGATGACCTACCAGACCGCGAACTGACGGTCGGCAGCATGCCCGGCCGCCCATGGGCGCGCCGGGCATGTCGCACTTTCCAGCTGAGGAGCAAGGCCGATGGCGCAGGTTAACGTGGTGATGAAGCGGGGCGACAAGCCCAAGGACTATGCGGTTTCGACCGGCACGCTGACGCTGGCGACGGACGGTATCGCGCTGAGCTACAACGCTTCGACGCTGAACCGCGGCGAGGTGTTCAAGTTCCTCGAGGAAGTGGAACAGTTCCGGTCCTCGCACGCGTTCCCGGCGGCGTAAGGCCGCCGCGATGGGGTCGAAACTGCAAGTCTTCAGCCTGGTGGCGCAGCACCTGGGGCAGGACGAGGGGCTGATCGATCCCGACCAGGACACGCGCCTGACTGTCGCGATCAACGCGGTATGGGACGTGGCGCGGAAAGCGACCCTGCGCAGCAATGCGTGGAATTTCGCCATCGAGCGCAGGGCACTGCCTTCATTGAGCGAGCCGCCGGCATTCGGGTTCGGTTATCAATACAAGCTGCCCGAAGATTTCGTGCGCCTGGTCGACGTTGACGGGCCGGTGCCGCAGGCGCGCGACTGGAAACTGGAAGGCGGGAAGCTGCTGGGCAATTCGACCCCGCTGCAGATCCTGTATGTCCGCGACTGCATCGAGATCGATCGCTGGGACGATCTGTTCGAGCTGGCGGTGTCGTTCAAGGTTGCCGAGCTCATCGCCGTGCAGATCACAGGCGATGCCAACGTCAAGATCGAGTGCCGCAATTCCTTCAACGATCTGTTCGGCGATGCGCAGGCGACCGACGCGCAGGAAAACCCGCCGCAGGAATTCGACGAAGACCCATGGGTCACCGCGCGGTGGGGCTACGGACATTCCACAAGCTGGCCAGGGTAAGCCATGCCGACGCATTCGCTGCAGACCAGCTTCAACGCCGGTGCGCTGTCTCCCCGGCTGTTCGGCCGCACCGATGCCTCGATCTATGATGGCGGCGTTGCGGAACTGCTGAATTTCGCACCGACGGTCGAGGGGCCAGCGATCAAGCGTGGTGGCTCGATCACGGCAGGGCCAGCACAACCCAGCGCGGCGGCGATGATCCCGTTCGAGTTCAATGCGCGGCAGGCCTATACCCTGGTGTTTTCGGACGATGGCGCGGGCGCCGGCATCGTGCATTTCTTCGCAAACGGGGCGCCGCTGGTGGATGGCGGCGGCGTGCCGGTTTCGCTGGCAGTGCCCTATACCGCCGTCGATGCGCAGGCGCTGTATTGGCAGCAGTCGGCCGACGTGCTGTACCTGACGCACCCGGACTATCCCGGGCCGGCACGCATATCGCGCGTGGGGCCGGCCAGCTTCACCTATACCGTGCCGGAAATTTCGGGCGGGCCGTTTGCCGACCAGAACACGGACAAGACGGTGCTGGTGGCGGCGTCGGCCGCGACCGGCGTGGTTACGCTGACGGCGACAAGCGCCATCTTCAAGCCCGGCCATGTCGGCGGGCTGTTCCAGCTGCAGGCGATGGATTTCGCCGGCATCAAGCTGTGGGAAGCGGCGATGGATACGGCCGCCGGCGAGATCTGGCGGTGGGACGGGAAGCTGTACCAGAACGTCGGGGGCGGAAAGACCGGCGCCACGCCGCCGACGCACAGCAGCGGCACATATTTCGACGGCACGAATTCGAGTGACCTGAACGGCAAGAACCTGGGTACGCAGTGGACCTATTACTGCGACCAGTACGGGCAGCTGAAGATCACGGCTGTCGCGAGCGATGGTTTGTCGGCCACGGCGACGGTGCTGCGCACGATCCCGCCGGGCGCGGTGACGGTGGCGGCCAGCGGCAGCTGGCGGTGGAACTTCGGCCGATTCAGCGAGCAGAACGGGTGGCCCAAGGCGGTGGCGATCTGGAACGATCGCCTGATGCTGTTCACGGATTTCGAGGTGATCGGGTCCGTCGTAGGCGACTACCTGAATTTCAGCGCCTTCGACGAAACCGGTCGCCTCGAGCCGGATCTGGCATTCCGGTTCCGCATCACGGGATCGAACCCGATCAACTGGGTCGCGCCCGATCTGCAGCTGCTGATTTCGACCGACAAGGCCGAGTGGACGGTGGGCCCGATCAACAGTCAGGCGGCGCCGAGCTCGACCAACCTGCAGGTGACGCGGCAGAGCCATTTCGGCAGCATGCCGGTGCGGCCGGTGCAATCGGGGCTGAAGACGCTGTTCGTGCAGCGCGGGGGCAAGAAGATCCGCGAGGCGGGCTATGACTATATCCAGAACCGCTATTCGGCCGCGAACCTGCTGATCTGGTGCCGGCACCTGGGCATTCCCGGGATCAAGCGCCTGGGGTGGCAGCAGGAAAGCGAAGAAATCATCTGGGCCCTGCGCAACGACGGGGTGCTGTTGATGCACGCCTATGCGCCCGAGCAGCAGGTGAAAGGCTGGGGCGTGGCGCAGATCGCCGGGTTCGACGGCGCTGCAGCGCACGTGATCGATTTTTGCGTAATCCCGTCGGCCGACGGTTCTCCCGACATCGTCTGGCTGCTGGTCGACCGTGACGGCATCCGGTCGGTCGAGACGCTCGATCCCTGGTGGATCGACGGGACGCCGATGGCCGAAGCGCGATTTCTGGACGGGGCGCTGTGGTACGACGGGGCGCCAGCTTCGCATATCGGGATCGGCGGCACAGGGTTTCCGACCAGCTGGGCAGGCAAGACCGTGCACGCGCTGGCAGACGGGCAGCATATCCCGTCGCTGACGGTGGCGAGCGACGGCAGCGTGACCTTGCCGGCACCGGCGTCGAAAGTGTGCGTAGGGCTGTTCTACACCGCGCGGATCACCGGCCTGCCGCCCAAGCTGCCGCAGCCGCATTCGGGCGGCGCATCGGAAATGACCAAAAAGAAGGTGCTGAGCCTGCTGGTGCGCGTGGTCGAGACGGCCGGCCTGTGGGGCGGACAGGCGCTAGCCAGTCGGTTGGCCGAAATCTTCCGGCGGAATGCAACCACGGCGCTGGATACGGCGGACCCGCTGGCCAGCGGCGTGAGCGACAAGATCCCGGTGACCGGATCGACCGATCGCGAAGGCGCATGGGTGCTGGAAAGCCGCGCGCCGCTGCCGGCAATCATCACCATGGTGAGGGGCACCTATCAGCCCGAGGACAAGGATTGATGCCGGTTCTGTTCGAGCCGCTGCGGCCGCGCCATGTGCCGGCGATCAACCTGAAGGCGGAGCAGCGAGGGGCGATGGGGCTTTGGACCCCCGATCTGACCGAGGATTACGGGCGCGAGCTTGTCGCGGCCGGGCCGGCCTGGGCGGGCATCGATGCCGCGACGGGGCGCGTGATCGGGGCGGCCGGGTTCTGCATCATGTTCCCGACGCACGCCACGGCATGGGCGCTGCTGAGCGCTCATGTCGGGCGGCACGCGGTCGATATCACGCGGTTCGTGCGGCACCAGATCGCGATCGCGCCGTGGAAGCGGATCGAGGCGCTGACGCGGGTGAAATACCGCGAGCAGGGCAGGTGGGCGCACGCCTGCGGCTTTGCCCGGACGGCGACGCTGCGGTGCCACGGCCCCTTGGCCGAAACCGTGGAATTGTGGGAGGTTGTGCGCGATGCAGGCGGGTAGTGGTGGTGGAATGGGCGCCGGCATGGCGACGCAGGCCCTTTCCTCGTTCGCGCAGGGGTATGCCGGGTATCGCGCCGGGATGGCCAACGCGCGCATCGCGCGGGCCAACGCGCAGATGGCGACGATGGACGGGGCGACCGCCGCCACGGCCAGCGATGCGCGGTATCGTGCGGCGATCGGCGAGCAGCTGGCCGCGCAGGGGGCAAGCGGTTTCCAGATGGGGACCGGCTCTGCACTGGATGCGGTGGTGGCGAGCCGCGTCAACCAGACCTTTGCGTCAATGCAGATCGAGCGGCAGGCGGCCGCGCGCGCGGCCGGATACAACAACCAGGCGAGCATGGCGAAATTCAGCGCCACGCAAGCGCTGCTGACCAGGATCACGAACGCCGCCAGCGGCATGATGACCAACATCCACGACTACGCCACCGCCGGCCAGCAATGGGCAAATGGCGGCGGCGGTGGCGGAAGCGGAGCCAGCGGCGCGCTGGCTCCAAGCACGTGGAATCCGGCTTACGAGGTTGGCTATGGTTGATCTGTCTATCGCACCCGAGAGCGCGCCGCTGGCGACCCCTGATCTGCCGATGAACGCCACGCCGGAGGCCTATGGCGCCGGACTTGCAGCCGCAGGCGCCCAAGCCGGACACCAGCTGGTGCAGATCGCGGTGCAGCGCAAGGAAATCGACGAGCGCAACCGCTATGAAGTGGACCTGACGGCGGGCCAGTTGCGCCTCGCACAGCTGCGCGAGCAGATGGCTGCGCAAGTCAACGCGCTGCAAGGCGACCACACGGTCAGTGTCGACGACTATGCCAAGCGGGTAGGTGCCGCCTTCGACCAGCTGGCCGGCGCGGTAACCGAAGGGCAGACCAACCAGCGCATCCAGCGGCAGCTGGCGGGCCAAGTAGGGGAAATGCGCGCGCAATACGGCGAGGCTGCGCAAAACTGGCAATCGATGAAACGCGCGGTGCTGTTCGGACAGGGTGCCAACGCGCTGGGCGAAACGATGGAAGCCCAGGCGTATCAGGCGCCGAACCCGCAGACAGTTGAAAGCCTGCAGCTGCAATGGGCCGAATATGCCCACGCGCTTAACGGCTTGCAGCCCGAACAGCGCAGCGCCCTGGTCCACGAGAAAGTTGCGAGCATGGCCTCCGCCTTCGGTCGTGGCCTAGCCAACCGCGACCCCTATCAGACGAAGGCCCTAGTGGCCGGTGGCTGGTTCGGCCAACATGGCATCAAAGGCGAGCAACTGGCGGCGATCGACCGTGCCGCAGACGTCGAAATTCGTGCCCGTGAGAACGAGGTCAAAGCGCAGCAGCAACTGCAGCGCACTGACGCGGAGCGTACCGTCGAGCAAGCGATTGGCCGCGTCCACGACGGCGCGATCCTCGACGACCACCTGCTGGCCACCTATGAGGCGCAGGCGACGGCACTGGGGCTATCGCCGGTCAAGCTGGACGAACTGAAGGATGCGCGGGCGCAAAACCGCGTGAAGAACGAGTTCCGGGCGGCCAGCCCCGAAACGATCGCGGCGGAGCTGAGCCGCCTCGACACCAAAATCGCCCAAGCCGGAACGCAAGCAGACTTTGGCATGGTCCAGCGGCGCAACCACGTTCAGGCCGTGCTTGAGCAGCGGCGGCGGGAGATCGGCGCGGATCAGGCCGGATGGGCGGCCCGAAACGGCATAGACGCACCGCAAGTGGACTGGGACCATCCCGATGCGAACGTCATCATGCAAAGGGTCAAGGCAATCGACCTCGCCGCGCAGTCGGCCGGGATCGCGCCGGAGGCACGGCAGTACTTCTCGGCCGACGATGTGCAGCGGTTCAAGGGCGGGCTTGGCTCCAAGGATGGGTTCATGGGCGCCATCGCGGCGGCGAAGCAGTTCGGCGGCGCCCGCTCCGCCGTTGCAGCCGGGCAGCTGAAACCCGGCGACGCCAACTTCGCATACCTGACCACGCTGCCGGTTGCGACGGCGGGCGCGGTGTGGGACGGCCTTCACCACCTCAAGCAATTTCCGGCGGCAATAACGATCCCGAAGGAAGAGGTGCGGCGAACGGAATGGCTGCACAAATTTGGCGAGCAAGACCGCTGGGCCATGGGCGCGCTGATGAAGCTGGACGCACAGCAACGCGGGGCATTCTTCGACACGGCGCGGAACCTGCTGGCGGGGTTCGTGGCGCAGGGCGAGCCGCTGACGCCGAACCTGCGCTGGCGGGCGCTGAACCAGGCCATAGGCGCATCAGGGAAGCTGGGGCCAGACCAGCGGGGCGGCTTTGCGATGTGGGGCAGCACGGCATTCCTGCTTCCCCGAACGATGACGGATGCCCAATTCAAGAAGGCGGCCACGCAAGCGTGGGCCGCGTCGCCGCCGGTCGACGCCGGCGGAAAGGCCTATCCGATGGCGAACGCGCACCCCGTCAGGATCGGGCCGAGCAAATACCGCTTCGACACGGTGAACGGCATGCCGCTGCGCCGCCGTGACCACTCCGTGTTCACGCTGGACATCAAACCATGAGCGATGACGGGCTGATCTTCAACGCGCAGGCCATCCAGCAGGATGAGCAGCGCCAATGGCGCCTGCCACAACCGAAATCGGCGACGCTGGACACGATCGGTGCCGCGTTCCGCGCGGCGCGCGACGATCAGCCGACGCACCTGAACGAGGAACGCATCAACGCCTATGCGCAAATCGCCAACGCCCTGCAGGAGAGGGGCTTTCCACACTCGCGATACTGGAACGAGTGGAACCGGGGGTACGGCGATCCGATCATGATCAGCCGCATCCAGGCCGACGTGGACCATATCCGGGCGGGCGCAAAAGCGAAGGGCGAGCCGGACCCCTTCCCGAAGCTGCCCAAGAGCTGGCAGGAGTTCGACGAAGTGTGGCCGGCGCAGATGCGGGCGCGGCAAGAGCGGGATGCGCAAACGATCGCGCACGGCGGCACGGTGCCGTGGTTGATAGGCACGATGGCAGGCGGCCTCACCGATCTGCCCACGATCGCCTCCATGGCCTTTGGCGGGGGCGAAGCAAGGTTGGCGACGCAGATCGCGCGCGAAGCGCTGGTGCAGGGTGCTACGGAACTTGCGCAGCAACCGCTGATCAATGCGGAACGGCGCGCACAGGGCCGGCCGGAATTGACGGCGCGGGAAAGCGCAGTGAATATCGCCAGCGCGGCGGCACTCGGCGCGGCGCTGCCCGTGGCGGCTCATGGAGCGGCGGCAGCGGCGCGCATGGTCCATGACCGACTGCCGGCAGGCCTTGTCATCAACCGCGCGATCAATGGAGCGGAACTGCCGCCGGTAACCGGAGCCGACCTTGCGCAAGCCTTTGAGCAGGCGGTGCCCGAACACGTCCGGACGCCGGACCAAGTGGATGCCCTGCACGTGGTGCGCCGCGATACAGAGATGGCCGGGGCGACCCCGTTCACGCCGGATGCGATCGGAGACGACGCTCATGTCGGCGCGATGGATCGGGCGATAGGGGCACTGGCCGGCATCCCGCAGTCGCGCCCGCGTGTGACGCGCCCGGCGGGCGTCGATGGGTACCTCGCGGCCGTGCGGCGCAGCGAAAGCGGCGGCAACCCCAACGCGCGCAACCCGATGCCCGGGCAGACGGCATCGGGCCTATACGGGTTCACCAACAAGACGTGGGTGGGCGCCTATCGCGCGGAGTTCCCGAACAGCGGGCTGAGCGAGCAGGCGATGCTGGCGCGCAAAGGCGACCCGGCGCTGCAAGAGCGGCTGATGCGCCGGCTTACCACCGACAATGCCGAGCGCCTGCGGGCGATGGGAATGGAGGCAACGCCGGCCAACCTGTATGTGATGCACCACCTTGGCACTGGGGACGGGCCGAAAATCTTACGCGCAGGGGCAGATACGCCGCTGTCCGACCTGCTATCCGAACGCATCATCGCGGCCAATCCGCACATGCGGGGCAAGACGGTAGGCGAGTTCCGCGAATGGGCCGGCCGCAAGATGGGCCAAGCTCCGGCAGAGGGCGAGGCATTCGCCCTGCGCGATGACGGCGGCGCGGCCGCGGCCATCGACCAGGAGCGGATCGCCATAGAGGCCGACCGTGGCGCCGTGGACAACCTGTTCGCGCGTGACGACGAAAGCGGTGCAATGGCGGCCATGGCGCCGGACGCGGCGCATGCCGAGCCTGCACCCATAGAGCATCCGGCAGGGATCGAGATGAGCAGCGCGATCCCGCAGCTGCGCCGCGACCTGTTCGCGGACGAGACAAGCTGGCGCGTGGCGCAAGCCCGCATCGATGCCGAATACCTCGACCTGCCGGAGCCGATGACGACGCGGCAAACGGTATGGGATGATGCCAGGGCAGAACTTGGCGCGGCGCGGGAAGGTGGATTTCAAGGCGCGCTCTATCACGACGAAGCCGGGCCGATCGACGTGCAGTGGGGCGACAAAGAGGGCGGCCTTGCGCGGGTGATGGAGGCGCATCCAGACCTTGTCGAGCAGCTGCCGCAGATGCTGGACGACGCGCGGGTACTTCAAGGGGGTGGCAACGCGCTGCACCTTGAAAGCGCAGACGGTGCGGTGAATATCCGCCTTGCGCGCGATGGCGAAGACCAACCATGGCGGCTGTCCGACGTGCAGCGCGAGGCACCCGCCGAACCTGAGGCGAGCGCCGCCGCAGCGGCGGAGCGGCGAGGCGGCGCGGAGCGCGGGGCGGATGCAGGGCGCGCGGCGGGGAGCCCCGAAAGCGCGGCGGGCGAGCGCATGGCGGACCCCGGTGGCGCCGACATGAAGCTGGAGGCAGACCGGATATGGCACGATCTGGACAACTCGGCAGAAGAAGACCAGCGCGCCTTTACGCTAGGCGATGGGGACGAACGCTCGATCGCGGCGGCGAAAGAGGACTTTGCGACAGAAGCGATGGCACTACAGGCGCTGAAGGCCTGCTTATGAACCATTCACGAAAAGCGCAGATCGTTGAGCAAGCCGTCGATGGTGGTGGCGGTGAAGCTCTTGACCAGCAGTTGCAGAATGATGCGGGCGGCACCGTCGACGACCAGCAGTGTGGCGTCGTCATGGGTGCAGCGGGACAACCCGAACACTCGGTCGCCTTTAAAAACTACGTGGCAGCGCTCAAAGCGGCAGTCCTCAAACCAGCCTCCGTCAAGCTCGATCTGCTGCCCAACGAACACCTCGCCGTAATGGAAGTGGGTGAAGAACTCCTCGCTGATCGGGGTCACGAGGCGTGAGCCACGCGGGACTTCCGCCGCCGCCTCCAGCGACCAAAGGCGTGACCAGCCAAGTAAAACACGCCGTAAATGGCGTAGGTGAATGCGATATTCGCAGCCATCACAGCCGGGCGCCACACCCAACTGCCATCCTCACCCATGTTGGCCCACGCCTGGGCAACGGAGAGCGCCTTAACAACATATGCGCCCAGCGCTACGGGGAGCAGCAAGAGAAACGGGCGATAGGAAAGCCGACGAGAAGAAGCGCCGGCGATGATCAAGATTATCAAAAAAACAAGCATCATCGCGGCAGCCCCCTTGTTGCCCGAGTCGCTCTCAACTATAGCGGCGGGGACGCGGGGAGTCCCGCGTTAGGGATTGGAACCCCTGCATCGGTAGGCGCAGCCCGCGCCACACGCCCCGTGTGGGCGCGGTTTTTTATGGTCGGGCGTGTCGTGAGCACCCTTGGGTGCGCCGCTCCTATCGGCGGTAGTTCCAATCATGGCGCGTCCGGCCACCAAAGGGTCCGCACAATCTGCGGACCCTTCCGGGATTGGAACCCCGGTGACCGGGCGATTTCGATAGGAAGTCGTCTATGACTAATGCCCTCCTCTCCTACCAATTTGACGACACACCCGTGCGCATCGTTATGGTCGCGGGCGATCCATGGTTCGTGGCAAACGATGTGGCCAAGGCACTGGGGTACCGTGAGGCCTACGACATGTGCCGCAACCTCGATGATGACGAGCGGGGTGCGCACAACGTGAGCACCCTTGGTGGCGACCAGTCCGTAAACATCATCTCCGAAAGCGGCCTCTATGCCGCTGTGCTGAAATCCCGAAAAGAGGAGGCTAAGCGCTTCCGCAAGTGGGTGACTGGAGAAGTGCTGCCGAGCCTGCGCAAGACAGGCCAGTACCTGATGCACGACATCGAGCCGGCGCCGATGCAGTCGATCGACTTCGATCCGTCGCGTCTGGCGGTCGGCGTCTCCGTGATCCGCGAGGCGCGGCGCCTTTGGGGGCCGGTCGCAGCGCGCAACCTGTGGGCACAAGTGGGCCTGCCGCCCTGCGTGCTCGATAGCGAGGCCGTCTTCGACGGCGACCCGATAGCGATGCCGCTGAAAGCCTATCTGACCGGCAAAGTCGAAACGACGATCCAGCAAGCCGCCGAGGGAATGGGGATCGACAACCTCGACATGAGCACGCGGTTCCGCATCGGAAAGCTGCTCGCCATGTGGGGCTGGGTCGCGAAAAACCGCAAGGTGTCGAAACACCGAACCGCGCGGATATTCAGCCGGCCCGCCGCGTCCGTCATCGTCGATCAGCCGGAGGCATGACCATGGCGCAGCTTCCGATGGATTTCGAGACGCGAGCCAACCGGTTCCTTGGGGCCATGGCCTGCGTGGAAAACATGCTGGGCAACACCGTGCCGGGTTCGGTGCTGGACCCCGAGAGCATGGCCTATCTGTTCAACCTGCTGGCCGGCGAGGCCAAGGAAGTCGTGAGGCCTTCGCGCCTGTGCGCCAACGATGATGATGACGAACCATGAGCTTTCAATCCTGCCTGGCCAAGCTGAAAAGCGAAGGCATCATCGACCGTGCGAACGCGGAACGGTTCGAGAAGCTGTTCACCGAAATGGAAGCCGGGTTCAAGCAGCGGTTCGGCGATACGGTCGGCGCGGTCATGGCAGGCGAAGAGACGCTCAAGGCGCTGGATTATGACCTGCAGTTGAGGCGCCGGCAGGCCGCGCTGCAAATCACAGCGCAGCAACGCGCCTACGCCGACATGCAGCGCTACAGGGGGCGCGGCAAAGATCGCGACATCGACGCCGTGCGCGGGATGATGGCACGCGACCTCGCCGCCCCCTACATGAGCATCGAAAGCCGCGCCGAGATGCTCGACTTCCAAGCGCACCGGGAAATCGGCGAAGCGATCGACCATTTCAGCCGCGACCTCAAAGGCCAGATGCGGAACAAGGCAGACTTGATGGACGTGCTGCGCGCGCGTCACGGGGAGAAGGTCGACAACCCCCTCGCGCAGCGTCTGGCCGACGCGATCGGCGGCGTGTTCGAACGGCAGCGACAGCACTTCAACGCCCTGGGCGGCGACATCGGATACGATGCGAAGTACGGCCTGACGCACAAATGGGACGCAGCGCGAACGCGCAAGGTGCCCTATGAGACGTGGCGCGCGGTCGTGCTGCCAGAGCTTGACCGGGCGCGGATGATCGATGGCAAGACCAACCTGCCGTTCACCGACCAAGGGCTGGATGAAGCACTTCGGGCGGTCTATGAAACGATCCGAACCGATGGCCTAAGCGGCCTGGGCGTCGCCGAGGTGGGCGGCGCGGGCAAACTGGCGAACCGGCGCAGCGATGCGCGCTTCCTGCAATTCCGCAACGCCGATGGGTGGATGCGTGTCAACGCACAGTTCGGCGCGGCCGACCCGTGGACCGGGATCATCGACCAGATCCACGGGATGAATCGCGACATCGCCATGATGGAGCGCTTCGGACCCGACCCGAACGCGTCGGTCAAATGGATCACGGGCCAAATGAAGCGGCGGCTGACCCAAAGCGACGACCCGAGCGCAGAACCGGTCAATCTCGCGAAATCGGGCGCGCACCGGATCGACGAATTGTGGCGCGAAGTCAGCGGGCAAGCGAGCATTCCCATGCTGGGGACAGCCGCCCAGACGAGAGCGGTGCGAATAATCCACGGCGCGCGCGATCTTACGACGGCCGCAAAACTGGGGCGGGCGACGATCTCCGCATTCTTCGGCGACATGGGGACGACCTCGGTCGCGCAGGCATTCAACGGATTGCCACAGACGGGACTGCTGCTGGGTTTCCTGCGAGAGATCAACCCGGCAAGCAAGGCCGAGCGCCAGCTTGCGACTGATCTGGAACTGGGGATGCGCGATGCCACGCAAGGGTTGCTCGGCCTCAACCGCTACCTCGGAGACTCGCAAGGGCCGGCATGGACCAAGGTTGTGGCAGATACGTCGCTGCGGCTGTCGGCACTCAACGCCGTCACGGAGGCCCGCCAAAGGCAGTTCGGGAAGACGTTCCTGTGGGCGCTGGCGCGGGAGCGCGAAAAGCCGCTGGGCGATGTGAGCGAAGGCCTGCGGCAAGCAATGGGCCGGTATGGCATCGGGGAAGACGACTGGAATGCCATGCGCCGGGCGGAAGTCGTCCGCTCGAGCGGGGCGTTCGACACGCGCGCATTCATGTCAGGCCCCGAGGTGCGAAAAGTGAACCCGCAGGCCGCGGACAAAATGATGGACATGATCCTGTCGGAAACCGTCCGTGCCGTGCAGACCTCTACGGCCAAGGCCAGAGCAGCGCTGAACTTCGGCAATGCGGGCACGTTCAAGGGGGAGGCATCGCGCAGCATCCTGCAATTCAAGACGTTTACCGCGTCGATGATGATGACGCAGGCCGAAACGATCATGGCACGCCCGGACCTCGGGCCGATGTACGGGGCCATGTACGCAGGCCGCCTGCTGGCTACGCTCACCCTGATGGGGGCGGCAATCGTACAGACCCGCCAGATCGCCAAAGGCGAAGACCTGCGACCGATGCTCGGATGGGAATTCTGGGTAGATGCCATGGTCGCGGGAAGCGGCATGGGCATCCTCGGCGATGTGATCGGGTCGTTCAAAAACCAAGACATAACAGGACTGTCCGGGATCATAAGCGGGCCGATGGTCGGAACCGCGACCGACATTGGCAATGCCACTATCAAGAACGCATTCCGCGCAGCGCGCGGAAAGGATACCCACGTTGGGCGTGATCTTGTCGATCTGGTGCGCAAGAACACGCCGGGATCATCGACCTGGTATCTCGGGCCAGCCTTCGCGCGGATGTTCACAGACCAGCTGCGCACCATCGCAGACCCTGACTACCCAATGGCGTGGGGACGAATGCGGAAGCGTGCGGCTGACCAAGGCGCGCCGATGTGGTGGGAGCCGGGAGAGATGCTGCCCTCCCGCGCGCCGAACCTCGGCACGGCCGTGCAAGCGCCGCCGCCCCAGCCCGCGCCTTGACGCGATTCGCGGCATGTGGGAAACAGACGGCGCCGGACTAGCAGCCATGCCCCGGCGCCCGTGGTGCGGTTCACCCGGCGAGCGGCCGTAAAGCGCCAGAGGCGGCCCCGCGTTGCGGACTAGCCCTTCGCCCATGACTGATCATGTGCGGGGCTTATCCTATGTCCGTTGGGGTTGAAACCCTTCCTACCAACTATATCGGCGATGGCGTCACCACGCGCTTTCCGCTCGGGTTCTCGCTGACGAGCCCCGGCGATCTGCGCGTGCGTCTGAACCTTGCGGTGCAATCCGGCGGGGTGACGCCGGTCGACGGCGATGCGGTGTTCGACGTGGCGCCGGCGGTGGGCGTGAAGGTCGAGCTCGGCCGCGCGACGCCGCGCGCGCAGGACGACATATTTCCGGCCAACGGGCGGTTTCCGAGCGAGGCCTATGCCATCGCGCTGGATCGTCTGGTGCGCACCGAACAGGAGCAGGACGCGGCGCTGGCCGCTGCCATGGCGCGTTCGGTGCTGGTGCCCGATGGCGAGACGGCGGCGCCGCTGCCGGCGGCGGCCGCGCGGGCGGGGCTGTTCCTCGGCTTTGACTCGAGCGGGAACCCGGTGCCGGTGCCGGGCACGACGAATGCACCGGCCAATGGCGCGCAGATCGCATCGCCGGGTGGTGACAGCTTGGGCGATGCGGTGGAAACGCAGCGGTTCGCCACGGTGGCGGCGATGCTTGCCTCGACGATCCAGCGGCGCAGCGCGGGGCGGCCGTGGCGCGCGGCCGGTTATGCCTATGCCGAGGCGCCGGCGGGCGTGCTGGACTATCACCTGGTGACCGCCGGCGGCGTGCTGCTGTACGTGTTGCCGGTCAACGGGGCGGTGCCGGGCGAGGCGTTCGGCGCGATCGGCGACGGGGTGACGGACTGCGCGCCGGCGCTGACGCGGGCCTTTCAACTGGCCAAGCGGGTTCGGCTTGGCGTCGGCCAGTTCAACATCGGCGCATCGAGCCTGCCGTTCACGACGGATTGCGTGCTGCTGGGCGAAGGCGAGGCGACGCAGATCCTGTGGAGCGGCACCGAGGCAGTGCGTTGCCGGGCCGGGCAGGGCACGACGGGCGCGGCGATGTTCTCGACCTTCGCCTATCGTCTCGTGGTGCGCGGCATCAATTTCGTGCGCAGCGCCTTCAGCACGTCGGCCAGCGCGATCTATGTGTCGAACGTGCGTGGTGTGTGGGTTGAGGATTGCTTTTACAGCAATTCGCGCCTGCTGATGGTCCTGCATGAGGCGGCAGACAGCGGGGTCTATGACACCAGCACCGGGTCGACGACGGTCGACCCCGCCGTTGTGGCGGGCTTTTCCAACACCGACCTGAACGATCTGAACGAGCATATCTATGTGCGCCGGAACACGAGCCGGAACACGCAATACGGTTGCCAGGGCGCGCGCATCAACTGGGCGCGCTATGGCGAAATCTCGAGCAATCACTTCGCCTACGGCAATATCTCGTGGTGGGGCGGCGGCGCGCGGCAGGACCAAGGCGGCCAGCCCGGCATGCTGCGGCGCTTCGCGAACTTCCGCATCTTCGGCAACTATTGTTCCTGGAACAACGGGTCGATCTACGGCAACAACGGCATCGCGGTGCTGGCCGAGGCCAACACGCTGGAATACTCGATCGACACCGCGCTCGATTTCGAGGGCTGCATCGATTGCCACGGCGTTGGCAACACGATCCGGCATTTCGGCAACTATGCCTGCTCGACCTTCTACCTCGCGCGCAATATCTCGTTCCGGGCGAACACGATCGAGTGCACCGTCGCCGGCGCGAGTGCGGCCGCGTCGATGTTTGCGACCACAAATTCGACGTCGTTCATGCAGAGTGTGGCGACCACAGCATTTGCCGACAGCGGCGATGGCGGCACGCTGGTTACGCTGACGACGGGGCCGGATATCGTCAGCGGGCAGACGGCCCTGCTGCAGACGACGCCAGGCGGTGCACGCCAGACAGTGACCGTGACGAAGGTTTCGACCCTGGTCTATCGGGTCAACCTGCCGTTCGGCACCTTCACGCCGGGCGGGAACCTCACGTTCCAGCGCGGCCGCGTCTATTTCTGCGCGACCGCGGGCCTTGGTGTCGACACCGCCGGCACCGTGAAGGGTGAGGTCATCTTCGATGGCAATACCGTCGGTGCCTATGACGGCATCATGGGCACGACGCAGGATACGCAGATCGAGACGGTCGAGGTCAGCAACAACAAGCTGACCAACTGCCGCATCGCCCTGACCTATGGCACCGGCGACCTGAAGATCGTCACCGACAACATCATGAAGTTCCGGCATGCGGTGGGCAGTTATGTCACCGGGTGGACCGCCGGCGTGCCGGAATTCGATCCGTCGCCACTAATCGACGTGCAGGGCTATACCAAGGTTGTCGTCAACGGGAACCTGATCAACCTGTTGAACAACGGCACCTGGGTGCCGGCCGGCACCTATGCGATGAACGTGGTCTCCGCGCGCCAGTCCAACACACAGATCATGATCGAGGTGCAGGGCAACAAGCTGACGCGCGTGCAGGCCGCGAACGTGACAGACGGCCTCAACCATAGCAGCCGCAACACGCTGATCGTCGGGGCTGCGGCGCGGATCTCGGACAATCTGCTGCCGACGATCGTCGACTCATCGCCGGCGGGCCAGTGCCGCAGCAGCTTTGCCGGCAACATGGTGTCGGCGAACGGCACCAGTGCCGACAAGCTGACGATCGCGCCGACCAATGGCGCGACGGTGCAGCTGCAGCCCAACCATCGCGCGGTGTATCTCACGCACAACGCGCCGATTGCCGCGCTGACGATCGCGCTGCCGGTGGACCCGGCCGACGAGGCGACCTTCCGCGTCGTGAGCAAGTCGGCCGTCACCGCGCTGACGGTGACCAACGCAAGCACCGGCACGCCCTCGACGATCGGCGCGCCGCCCGCCTCGCTGGCGCCGGGCGACAGTATTTCGGTGCGCTTCTCGATCACGCTCAACGCCTGGATTTGGGGATGACTATGCGAGTTCTCACGTGCGGATGCGGGGTGACTACCATGTCGGGTGTCGATGCGGTGGCCGACTGCGTCGGGTGCCCGACGTGCTTCACCATGCTGCGCGAGGAAGCGCCGTTCCCGATGGTGGAGCCGCATCAACCCGGGCCGATCGACCGCGACGATCCCGAAAGCCCGATCATTTGCCGCACGTGCGGCGCTCACGATCCTGGCTGACGGAGGTAAGCATGGCTGAATTAAAACGGTTGCAGGTCCAAAAACGCAGCACCATTTCGCCCATTGTATGGGACGGTTCTGTCATTCCAATGCTCGACATGGAATCCATTACCATCACTTGCACTGTGGCGCCCAGTGTGCCGCGTGCGATCAAGGGTGGACCGGCTTTTGATACACAGCGGCCACGGTTC